AATAAAAAACCCGCCGAAGCGGGTTATTAGTGGCAGCAATCTATCTACACGGCACCGGCACTTTGATTATTTCGGCGGTACCAACTCGGCGGCCATCCTTTGTGATGCGGCTTGAATTGATCTGGCGATCAACCCACTTTACGCAAGGCCCTTGGGCAGCTGGCGCAGCGCGCGGCCGCTCAGCCTGTATAGGCGCATCCGGCAGCTTCTCGCGCTCGCCCACAACGGTGTAGGTCTGGCCCTGGCTGCGCGCCGCCGCCGGCCTTGAAGGGTCAGCAAGGCGACTAGCCGGCCCATCTCCACTTGGCCGAGCATTTTTAACCGAAACCACAGCAGCATCGTGGTCAGGGCTCGGGCACGCATGCTGGCTGAACGTCACTTTACCGGCAGCATCCACGCACTTCACAACACTGGCCGCGCTCGCAATCGCAGGCACCACCAGCAACATCACAAAATATAGAAAACGCATCAGATTCCCTCCCAGTTACCTGACAGGGAATCTAGCACAGGCTCACACCACGTCGGTGTTCTGCACTTCCATCTTGAAGATGGCAGCCTCGCCCACATCGATGATGTTCGGGTCGGGCAGCATGCGCAGCTGCACGGGGATCACGCCGAACTCGGCGCCTTGGTTCAGCGGCAGGCCGCCGTTCAGGCTGATGCGCACGTAGTACGCCAGGGTGCGGCGCTTCTCGCCGTCGCCGGCTTCGTTCACCTGCTCCCACAGTACGCGGTAGAACTTGCGGCCAGTGACGAACGGGCTGATCACGTCCACCGTCGGGTAGGTGTAATTGACTTCGATCGGCAGGCGCTTGAGGCCACCATCGCTGGGCGCAGCCTCGGCGTTGATGTGATCAGCCAGCTGGCCACCCAGCAGCACATGAATGCCACCCGGCGTTACCGCGTAGTCGATGCCGCGTTCATAGACAGGGGTGCCGCCCTCGCCCGTCACCGAGCTGATCACCAACGGCAGGTTGGCCAGCATGATGGTGCGGTCAACGTACGCGTCATGCTCTTCAGCGGAAACGGAGCCGCTCGGCACACGCTCGGTGGAGCCGTAGAGAATCACCGCAGCAGCAGCAGGGGTGAAGTTGACGGCCTCGCCGGTGCAGTTCAGCGCCGTGGTAGAGGTCACGCCGTCCAGCTCGGGCAGGCCGATGCGGGTCGGGTCTTGAATGGTGATCTCGGTCGTCTCCGGCTCCACGGTCACGTTCTGGAGCTTGAACAGCTCTTCGAAGACGCGAGTCGGGTAGGCCGCAACCTTGGTCGGGCCGCGGAACAGTTGGGTATGCAGCATGGGTTTCTCCTGGCCGGCGGCCGTCAGTTGTAGGTCTGGACGTACTGGATACCCAGACGGATGGTGATGCTTTGTGTGGTTTCGCCTTTCACTGCCCAGCGGTATTCGGCTTCGTCGCCTTCCTCATCGAGCAGGCCGGGGAACTTGCGTTCGGGCAGATCCTGGCCAATGCCGAAGGCACGCAGTACATCGACGTGGAAGTTGGCCAGGTCCTGCTCGGCGGCCGTTTTCTTGAACACACCTTCGATTTCGTATTCGCGCACTCGAATGGCTTGCGGGCTGGCCCAGCCGATCAGCCGATCATTGCCGCCGCGCAGCAGCACGTGCATGTAGGGCGCGCTGTCCTTTGCGATCTCGGGCGCAACGAAGACGGCCTTCACGTCGGTGTAAAAGCCGGCAGATGGCTTTATCAGCTCAAGCCGCTCCTGCGCCGCCGCTGTCACAGCGGCCACGTTGGGGAAAAGGGCCATGGGTTACCTGCTGTATTTGGCGATCTCACGCCGAATGCGGCGCTCGAACTCTTGCTGGAGAAAGATGTTGGTCCAGCGGATGGTTCCGGCGTCCGTGAACTGCCGGAACCAGTAGGCCACGCTTGGCCCCTGGGCCAGCTGCAGGGCGCGCTGGTAGGCATAGGTGCGCTGGCCACCCGCTTTGGTTTGCACCGTCTTGCCGCTGCGTGTGCTCAGCGGCAGCCGCTGGCGGCTGGACGGGTTCACGAAGCCGGCCGCAATCTTCTTCCCGTCCGGCCCAGCTACCCAGATCCGGGCGCGCGTGGCGTCGATGACATCGAAGCCCCATTGCCGGTAGTTCACCACCAGCACGCCAGAGCTCGAAGGAATGATCCGGGCATCCATGCGCCGACTGTTCGCCCGCTTCACCCGCAGCGCACGGCGCAGGCGCGGCGCGTCGATGGTGCCGGCCAGCGGCTTCACATAGCGCTCAGCGCGCGTGCGGGTAGCAGTGGTGTTGACGGCACCGCGCGCCACCGGTTCAACGCTGCGGCCGATGGCCGCCAGCCTCGCCTGGGCCATCTCACGGCCGACCAGGCGAACACTCATGTTCACTCCACTGGTTGCAGCCATAAGCCCCTCACCACACCATCGTCGGTGTCGTCTGCGTAGTTGGCCACCACATACAGGTCGCCCTCCACACGCAGCTGGTCGCCCTCTTGCGGACGCCCCACCTCGATAATCGCCACCTCAGCGCGCGTCATGTAGCTGACCACCTGGCCCAACTCATCGCGATACGGCGCCTCATGCGTCAGGTGCACCCGGCAGCACCGCGGCACGCCATCGGCGGGCAGGTACTGCGCAGGCTGGCCGACGAGCTCGCTGCAGGTGATGGCCACCTCGGCACGCTGGCCGGTAAAGTCCCGCACGTCGTCGATCAGGAACAGCCGAGCATCGCTGCGCAGGTAGCGCCCAGCCTGCAGGCGTTCATCCCACCAGGCGCGCACCGTGACCTTGGCCGGCGCGCGGAGGCCGGTGTGGGCTGGGGCGTCGGTGGATTCTTTGGAACGGATGCCTACCCATACCCAGTCGAGCACGCTCACCGTCAGGTCGGTATTGAGCCGGAGGATGTCAGCGGGCGTAGAAAGTTGACCGGCTCGCATCTAAACCCCCAGCTGGACGCGGTAGGGCCACAGCAGGTTTTCCGCTGTCGGCATCTTCGTGTAGATGGTGCCGACCACACCCTGCTCACGGTTGGCGACCAGCTCGGCAGCCAAGATCAAAATGGCAGCTCGCACTGGCGGCGGAACATCGGCATACATCGGCTCACCCTGCTCCGGCTGCTCGGCAGCCAGCCATGGAATGGGCCGGTTGATGAATTGAGCCGCCTGCTCGATGCCGGCGGCGAGTTTCTCTTCCAGGTCGGCATCCTCCTGGCTGTGCCGGATGCGCAGATGACGCTTGAAGTCTTCAAGGCTTGGCACAGACATGGATGCGCGTCCTACTCGTTGGGTTTCTTCTCAGCCGGCTGGGCAGCCGCTTTGTTGGCGGGTTTGCTGGCCTGCTTGTTCTGAGGTTCAGCCTTGGCTTTTTCCACCTTGGGTTCCTCGACAAGGCCTAGCAGCGCCAATTCCTTGGCACGCTCAACCGACACCTTGATAGTGCTGCCGCGCTTGGCATACACGCCTTGGTTGTTGAACCCCTTGAGGGTCTTCACTTTCACTTCAGCCATGGGTCATGGCGCCCAGTTGCCTGGGCGCCCTCCTGATCAGGGGCCGGCCGGCGGCGCAGCAAACTCGCCGTGCACGAACGACTCGGGGCGATAAACAGCCAGGGCCAGGCGTTCCTCGGCGCGGATGGTGACCATGTTGTTGCGGAAGTTGTCGCCGTCCTCGGTCGACACTTCCACCGCCGCGTCCTCGCGGTCGAACACCTGGGCGGCGATGTTCATCGCACCCACCAGGAACTCGCCTTCCGGCACGGCGTTGGTGTCCACCACCGGCAGTCGCCACATGCGCTGGGTGCCACCCTCCTGCACGTTCACCCAGATGTACGAGCCGTTGTCATCCTTCTGCAGCTCGATATCGGCCCAGTCGATCGGGTTCAGCGCAATGGCGCTGGCACGGTACTCGGCGATGCGAACCTGCAGGATGGCGCGGCGCAGGGTGTCGATCTTGGTGTCGCCGGCCTTGCGCAGGCCATCGTCGAAGGCGGTGGCCTGCGGGATCAGGCCCAGCAGGTTCTGGCCAGTACCGTCGCCGGCGATCAGTTGCTCTTCTTCCTTGTACTTCAGCCCGTAGATGGCGCGGCCGTTAATGTAGCTCTGCAGCAGCGGGATATCCGCCAGCACCTGCTTGGAAGCGCGGAACCAGTGGGCGATGGTCTTGACCGTGGTGGTTTTGAGTTCGAACGACAGGTCGGACTGCGGCTTGGCAGTACCTTCAGCCACCATGGCCGCCATATTCTGGAAGCCGCTTTCCTGCACGAACTCGATGGCGTTCGAACCGGTGCGACCCGGCATGATCAGGTCACGAATGGTGAACTGACGTTCCGGCGCGGTGATGATGCCCGGCACGCGAGTCGGCTCGATGGCCACGCCAACGCCACCGGTACCGGTGGTCGCGCTGGTGATGTTGGTCACCGCCTTGAGGTTCATGCGGGCGATGCCACGGCCCTTCTCAGCCAGGGCTTTCAGGTCATCGGTTTCGCTGAACTGTTCACCGACGGACTTGGCGCCGGCCGGGTCATTGCTGGAGAAGCGGCGAGCCAGCTTCTGCTCGACTTCCTGCAGGCGATCCTGCAGGCCCAGGCCGGACTTCACCAAGCCATCGAGCACGGTCTTGGTGTCATCCAGGATTTTGCCGTGCTGCTTGATTTCTTCGCTGGCCTTCTCGGCGAAGGTCTTGATCTCGGCGTCGCGCTTGTCCAGCGCTTCCATCACCGATTTCAATTCCAGTTGATCGTCCGAGCGCTCCTTGCGCTGCATGCGGCTTTGCTCGTTACGAGCGGTGTTGCTGAGTGCGTTGTGCATTGAGTAGTCCTCAGAATTGTGGAAGAGACAGGCCAAGAGTGAGCCGGTCGCTCAGCGCCTTGATGCCGTCGGGTTCCGCCTGTTCGCCCTCGGACTCACTCCGGAGCAGGTGCTTCAGGCCGCGATTGGCGATCACCGCTGCCTGGGTTTTCGAGAAGCCTGCCTCACGCAGGAGCTGCTCAAATTCGGGAAGGCTCGGGAGTGAGCCGTGGGCGAGCTTCGACTTGATGGTGTCGATGCGCGCATCGTCGTTGGCCGGGAAGGTCACCAGGCTGATCTCGACCAGATCCAGCTTGGTGAGCGTGCGCACGCCGGTCTTCTCATCACGGCTGGACTCGCGCACGTAGTAGCCGATGGAGAGGCCAGACACGGCGCCAGCCTTCATCAGCGCATGCGCTTCGATGGCGCGTGGCACGCCATCGAGAATCAGTTGGCCGTCACCGAACAAGCCGCGTTCGTCTTCCTTGAGGTTCTTCCATACGCCCACTGGCTGGTCGCTGCGGTGCTGCCAGAGCACCGGCACAGGCCGCCCCTTGGCGGCGATCTCGGCCAGGCTTTCGGTGAAGGCACCAGGCGCGACGATTTCCAGATAGGAATCGACGACGCCGAACACCGAACCGTAGCCAGAAAAAAGGCCGTCATCGCTGACAGCCTTTACGTGTAGATCGAAGTCCCTGATCTTCAGGGCAGCCGACTTGCGGTTCATTCGGGGTTCTCCGGTTTGTCTTCGTTCAGCCAGTCGAGCAGCGCATTGCGTGCCTGCTGGCCCTGGCTGTCGCCGCCGAGCTTGTCGATGGGGAGGAGGTTCGATTGCACGGTGAGCGCGTCGGCGTTGCCGCCTCGGCGCGGGAGGTTCTCTTTCTCGCGGCAGTCGTCGCGGGTATAGATGCCGTTCTGCACCATGGAGCTGTAGAAGGCCGCGCGCGCGACGCTGTCAGCGCGCAGCAAGCCTTCCGGGTTGAACTTGGCGAAGTACTCACGGCGCTCACCAGGCTCCAGCAGCCAGCGGTTGATGCTCTGTTCGATGCGCTTCATCCAGGGCAGCAGGGTGAAGCTCAGGAAGGCGATCATCTCCTGCTCCATGCCCGAGCCCCACTTAGTTGCGCCTTGCGCCGAGTGACCAACCATCCACGGCGGGGTGCGGAACCAACGGCAGATTTCCTCGACGTTGAAGCCGCGCGTTTGCAGCATCTGCGCGTCTTCTGGCGTCATGCTGACCTGCTGGTACTTCATGCCAGCCTCAAGCACCATGGTCTTGCCGGCGTTCACTGCACCAGTGAACTGCTGCACCATGCTGTCGCGGATCTCGTCGCGCTGCTCCTTCTTCAGAACCTGGTCAGTGGAAAGCACACCGCCCAACTTCATGCCGTTGGCGAACATCTTGCTGGCTGACTCGTCGGCAGCCATGGCAGCACCGAACACGTTGCGCCCCATGGCCAGCGGGCTAAGCCCTTGCAAGGGGTCAGTGCCAAAGCCGCGAATGTGGATCACCTCGCCCTCTCGCATCACCAGCCGCTGGCCGTTGAGGTCAACATAGGTGTACTCGATATCCCCCGAGCTTAGGCGGCGCACGCTCATGCACTGTGGCAGCAGGAACTCCAAGGCGATCACTCGGCCAGCAGAGCGCGTTGGCAGCAGGAAGGCATTGCCATGCAACAGCAGGCTGGCAACGACGCATTCCCAGAACTCCACCGGGGTTTGCTCAGCGTTGGGCTGCCGGCTGATCACGTCGTGCAGCGGGTGCCCGTCAGCCACTTCGGCGGCGTTGCTGCCACGTCGATATAGCGCAATTGGCAGCGTTGCGATGGTCTCAGCAATCAAGCGCACGCAGGCCCATACGGTGGATACCTGCAGCGCGGTCTGTTGGCTGACGGTCTTGCCAGATGCCGAGTCGGTACCGTAGAAGGCCTGCCAGAAGTCGCCCGTGGTCAGCTTGATGGTCTGCCCAAGGAAGCCCGCCAGCGACGACTTGATCAGCCCGGGTTCCGCCGAGCGCACCAGCGCTTGGCCGAGCACAGCTTTCAAGGATTTAGTCACTGGTCAGCCCCTTGCGAATGAAGCCGGCAATCACCAACAACGCCACACCGCCAGCGAGCAACGCCCAGCCAATGCCCAGCAGGACGAACACACCAGCCACCAGCAAGCCGAGCCCCAGCAGCGAACACATCAGGAAGATCAGCAAGCCGGTATTCATGGTTGGCACCTGTCACCCGACGATGATCGGGTTGGAAATGAAGTCGTCGATGTCGCCTTTCGGCTCTTCAAACTCGGCGGCCGTCGCCCGGGCAATCGCCATGAGCATCGCCAGCACGCCGTCGATTTTTTCGCTTTCGCGGTCTTTGCCGATCTGGCTCAGGCCGTTGTATTTGCTGGTGAGCTTCTTGGCGTTGGAGATCATCCAGTCCATCACCGGGCTTTCTTCGTGCACCAGCTTGCCGGTCAGCACCAGGTTCTCCACCTCGATGATCGGGGCGGTGAAGGTGCTGGGGTTCTGGCCGATCTCGACCGCCGGCACGCCCTTCTCCATGAGCTTCTTGACGAAGTACGGGGCGAACTTGGGGTCGTAGTCGAGCTCTTCCACGGCGAACATTTGCAGGTCGCCAGGCTTCTCGATCACCTCGTTGCTGTGCTCGGCACGCCGGCCGGCGATCTGGTCGCCGATCACGTCGAAGTCGGTGGCATTGCCTGGGGTGATGTGCAGGAAGCCGGCATCAGACCATTTCTGGTAATGCCGATTCTCCGGCAGGCTGGCCTGGTATTCGTTCTGGTAAAAGCGCCAGAACACGTAGTACTTGCCGTTTTCGCGGAACACGTAGCACACGGCGGCGATGTCGCGGCGCTCGGCCAGGTCAAGGCCGATCCAGCAGCGCTTGCCAGCGAAGTCCTCGAGCTTGAGGCTCTTGTCCTCGCAGGCGCGCCAGTCGGCCAGGGCAATCCATTTAGCACCGCCGGATAGCCAGATGTTCAGGCGCTTGGTCTTGAACTCGGGCTGTTCGGACGGCAACCGGATGGCGCTGTTGCAGGCTTCGCGAAGGCCGTCTTCGTAGACGGATACGCCGTAGTTCGGGTTGGCCTTCTGCCACTCGGTAACGTCCTGCCACTTCTCCGGGTCGTCGACGGTGTAGATGATGGCGAGAAATTCGTCATCCTCGAACACACCTTCGAGCACCTTCTCGGCGTAGCCGTGCAGGTCGAAGCCTGGGCCGCGCAGGTTGATGCCGGCTGTGGTGATCATCCACATCAGCCAGTTGCGACGGGCACCGGTACCGGAGCGGATCACGTCGATGATGCCGGCGTCCGGCATGGCGTGCACTTCGTCGAAGATGGCGCCATGCGGGTTGAGGCCGTCGAGCGATTTACTGTCGCGCCCCAGCGGCTTGAACACGTCGGCCTTGCCGCGCACGAACAGCTCGCCACGGCGGTCGCTGATGCTGCGCTTGAGGTGCGGGCTGCTTTTGACCATGCGCACGGCTTCGTCGTGCGTGATCTTCGCCTGGTCGAGCTTGGTGGCGGCGGTGTAGACCTCGGGGCCACCCTCGCCATCAGCGCGGAACAGGTAGAGGCCAACGCCGGAGAGCTTGGTGCTCTTGCCGTTCTTGCGCGGTACCTCTTCCCACACCCGGCGAAAGCGGCGGGTGCCATCGGCGCGCATCCAGCCGAAAGCCAGGGCGATCCAGAACTGTTGCCACAGGGAAGGCACGAACTGCTGCCCGGCCCATTCGCCCTTGGAGTGGCGCAGGTAGAGGAAGAACTCCAGCGCGTGCTGGGCGTGATCCTCGCTGAACCAGAGACCACGCTCGTGGCCGTTCTGCAGGTCGCGATAATGGCGCTCGACGGCCAGGCGCGTCCACTTGCAGACGGGTATTTCGCCGGCCATCACCTGGCGGCCGTATAGGTCCCAGTCGAAGAGGCGCTCAGTCGTCTCCGCCATATGGTTTGCCTCCAGGGATAGCGCGCAGCCCCATCTCGCGCTTGCGCTGGCGGAACTGATCGATCGGGTCATCGCCGAAAAGGTCGCCCTGCGGCGTGCCCTGCTCGACCTTGAGTTTGTGGAAGCTGGGGATGGTCAATGCCGCCTCGGGCAACCACTTGAGCAGCTCGCGCTTCTTGTCGCGCGCCACGTAGTAGGCCTGGTGCGGTTGCTGGTAACCGTTGGGCGTGCTGACGTAGTAGCTGCCCTTCTCCTTCACCAGCCCCTGCAGGAACTCTTCCTGTGCCACCCAGTCGACGAACGTCTTGCAGATGATGGTCATCAGCATGCCGTCGGTGCGGTGGATGAGGCCGTACTCTTTCAAGGCCGAGGTGACGTGCTCCCAGAGCTTGCGCTCTTTGGCCGACAACTTGACCGGCGCGTCCGGGATCTCGGAGGCGATCACCTCGACAGCCGGCTCATCACCCAGGCCGCCCTCGATCACTTTCGGGAAAGCCGTGTTCATCGGGGTCACCATAAAGGGCGGTCTCTTGACCCCCCCCCTATTTGAATTTCACCCACGCGCGAAACTTGGCTCCCCCCGTCGTTCGGAGGGCGGATTCGGTAGAGTTTCGATCCCCCCTACCCCATGGCGTGGTTTTCAGTCGCGGCCGCGGCGGTCGTGGCGGCGGCGGTTGTCGCAAGGTCGGCAGAGCCCTCGCACGTTGGCCTCATCAAGACCAAGGTCTGGGCGTTCCTTGTAGGGCTTGATGTGGTCGACCACCACGGCCGGCACCACCAAACCTTCGGCCTCGCAGTCAACGCAAAGCGGCCGAGTGATCAGGATGTAATCGCGAAAGCGCCGCCATGCTGCGGTGCTGTAGAACTTGTCCGACTCATCCCGCGTGCGGTTGTAGCGCTTGTTTGCGCCCTTGAGCTGCTCGGCCCGGCGCTGGTCAGCCAACTGCTGATGCTCTGCGCAGTAGCTGCCATTACTCACCAGTCGGCTGCAACCAGGATGACAGCACGGGCGCGGTGCATGATTAGCCATCAGCCGTGGCCAGGCGGCGTGATACCCGCCTTGCGCGCTGCGTAACGGCTATAGATCGCACCCACGATGTCAGCACCGATCACGCCAGAGATAATGCCAATGCCACCGGACAGCAGCAGGTCGTTCGTCCACCACATGAACAGGAACAACGTGCCCAAGCCCAGCATGGCACTCGAGCCAAAGCGCAGCAGCACGCGGCGCACGATCTCGCCAGTGGTAACGCCAGGCACATCAGCCTGGCGCATCTCACCCACCAGGCCGGCTACCGCGATCAACAGCAGCAGCATCAGCGGCACGTCGGCAAGAGTCTGGCTTTCGGTCTGCATGCTCACCTCGAATACAAAGGCCCGCGTGCCACGGGCAAACGCCGATGCTCCCTGCCACAGCAGCACCAGCCAGAAAAGACAAAGCCCCGCTGGGAAGCGAGGCTTTGAATGACCGAGACAGGGGGCTCGGTCAGAGCCAGCACAGCCACTGGCATCAGGCGGATTTATCAAATCCTG